TGTTTATCCAGAACCAGGCGGCACTTTTTCTATTGGCTTCAATGCTGATTCGCATACTGATTCAGACCAAGGCGGCGCACCACCAACATTAATTCATACTGAAATACAAAAAGAAGTAGATTTAGCTTGGGCCACTCCAATCATAAGCTGTATCTTACAACCAGACCTTATGGGAATGATAGAGAAAAAATAATTTAATCAACCCCCTTGACGTTTAAAATCAAGTTAATGTAGGCTCTCTTAATAATATTTAGGAGAGCTTATGTCATTTATAGAAACACCTAGATTTGCTTCAAGATTTAATTATCTGTGGCACTCTAACCCAAAATCCAAATTAAAATGTAAAGCTTTGTTTGACAAAGTTCACCTTAGACCAGCTTTGTCTGATGCCTGGGATCTATATCAAAATTTAAATAATGAAAAACATATTAGAGATCGTGCCTGGACTGTCATTGAAAAGTTTGATTCAAAACTTAATGGACAAGACAATGCTGCTATGTGTGGTGGCCGCACAGTTCAAGAAGCTGCTGATGCTATACTTATAGATGGAATAGATCCTGGAGTAGCTATAGACCAGGCCATTCAATCCTATAATAAATTTAAACCTCGCACCTGGGATAATGGATCTGATGCAGATAAAAAAATTAAATATATAGATGAGATTGAAGCAGTAACTAAAAATGCTGTGGCTGGTCTTAAAGAAGCTATGGCTAGAGATAATCAAATTATAGGTGAAGTTGAGTACATAGAAAAACTTAAAGGCCTGGAGCTGCCACACAATACTAGACCAGATTACAATAGGCGTGGTGATTTAAAAACTAAATGGTCTAGGTTATCTAAAACATCTAAGTCTGGTTTTGCAGCTGCAAGCTTACCTAAAACATTAACTGGTCCTTTTGAACAAGCAGCCTTATATCAAGTTGCTGGTTTCTGGGCGTGTAATGGTGGCCAGCCGCCTTTTCTAGTTTATGCTAACGCTTCAGACTATAAAATATTTGACCAGGACAACACGCCAGAGCTGCAAGATGATAACCTGGTGAATATAGTTAAAACAATAACCAGGTCACACAAAGCGACTGAAGAATTACTTAAAGTTGCTAAAGACAAAGATCATTTATTTAAATTAATTGAGCCAGACTTTACAAATATCTGCTGGTCTGAACCACCAACAATTATTGATGAAGCAAAAAAACTATGGGGAATATAATGAAAGATCCCTGGTTATGGATAAGTGAATTTTTTGGCGCTCTTTTTCTATTCACATTTTTTTATTTTTTATTTTGGATTTTAGACATTTTATTTCCAGGAGCTATGTAGATGATAGATATATTAGAAACACCACCAAACATTCATAAAAACGCCAGGGAAACAGAACAGCTAGCTCTTGAGTTCATACTACCAAAAGTTAAAAAGCTGCGCTTGAGAGTCCTTAAATCAATAGCAAGCGCTGGATGGACTAGAGGTAAAACTGGATCTGAAGTTGTAAACGATATTGATGGTTACATTGTATCAGTAAGGCCCAGGATCACAGAACTAAATGAGTATGGATTAATTATACCAGGTGAAAAAAGAAAGAACGCCAGAGGATCTTATGAATTGTCCTGGTTAATAACAAGTAAAGGTAAACAAGTTGCGGAGATGAATAATGAGTAAGACTAATATTCCTAAAAAAGTAATTGATCTTATAAAAGAATTAGAGCTGACAAGAGAAGAAACTTTATGGGATTGTCATGGTACTTGGGTAATGTATCACAAGGCCCTGGAGAAAATAGCAGCTCATAAAGGCGTAACATTTGACGAACCTAAAGTTATTCACTCTGACGTAGCTCTTAAATCTGTAGTGATGTTAGTCACCGGAAGAATGGACCAGCGAACTGAATGGAGCTTTGGTGAAGCTACACCAGCTAATAATAAGAACGCCTATCCTTTTGCTATGTCTGAAAAAAGAGCCAAGGACAGAGTTATTTTAAAGTTAGTTGGTTTGCATGGTGATGTTTATTCAGACACAGAAATAGATAAGCAAGCTCAAGACGATATAAAAGAAAGAGCCACTAAAGAAAAAAAAGAACCGCCAAAAGAAAAGCCTAGCAAAACTCTTGAACAAACTATTCAGGAAACTGAACAAGATCGAAAAGACATAGCTAATGGAAAATATACACCTGGAGAAGCAGAAATTGATCCAGATAAAATAGCTGAGTGGGAAAAGATACATCAAACTTATATGAAAAACATAAGTCAATTACCATCACAAAGCACTTGCGCTTATTGGTTTAACAAACAAAAGGATGTTCTTAAAAGTATGAAAACAGCTGTGCCTAGAATGTATGGCGAAATAGAAGAACACTACACCAAGAAACTACAATCACTAACAAACTAAGGGAGTAACTAATGGGAAATGCACCGCAATTTTCAAACACAAAAGTAAAATTTAATAGAGCTGTATCAAGTTCAGAAGATAATCCAGGGCAACAAGTTAAGGTTAGTGTCTGGTTAAACTTTGATAATGGCTGGGATGAATCTTCTAACAGACCTTTCCCACCTACACCAGAACAACAAAAAAGTATTGAGGATATTCATAAACAAATAAAAGAACTTAATATGGAGTTGTCTTTTCAGCTGCAAGAAGCAGACAGTAAAATGAATATAGCTAGGGCAAGAGCATTTTGTAACGAGCTTCGTTATGATGCTAACCCAGCTCAAAGCTTTGATGCAGTTAAAAATGGAGAAGTAAATGGTTTTGACGATTTATAATAAAGCTTTGTTTAACCTTATAGAAACAACTCAAATATTATTTGGACCATGTAAACGTAAAGGATCTGAATACGCTAGAGTTAATAGAATGGTTAAAGATGGCGCTATAAATAGCATAACAGATCGTGGTAGATTTTATGTTACCAGGAAAACTTTAGAAGATTTTATGGGATCTGAGGAATCATTAAAAAAAGCTCTACAAAATTTAGACAATGTTGTAGAGCTTTATCCAGATAGTTAGAAGTTTATTTGGGCCATATCGTTTCTAAGCTTTTCTTTTCTAGCTATGTCTTGCATCCAATGACCATAAGTTCTTTGAGTAATGGCAATGTCACTATGGCCCATAAGATTTGAAACAGTCCAGACATCATTGCCATAAAACTCTAGCATCTTACTCGCATAGTAATGTCTTAGATCATGCCAGGTTAAATTCTTATTACTAAGCTGCCTAACAACTTTTTGCAGCTGCTCACGCCAGGTTGTTGGATTAACCATAGTATTATACTTAGTACCAAACACTAAATAAGTTTGAGCTGGTCTACCTTGCTTAATGTAAAGCTCTTGCAGCTCCCTCATCAAAGTATTTTTAATTGGTACAGTTCTGTTAGATGTCCTGGTTTTAACTCTACCTACACCGCCCTCAACTTTTATCTTTGCAGCCTTGTTAACTGTAACCTCAAACATTTTGAAATCTATATCTTCCCAGGTCAAAGCTCTTTGCTCACCAGCTCTTAATCCAGTTGAACAAGCAAACTTATATGCCAGGACTACAGACTTAGGTAAAAGCTTTTCTATATCATGTATAAAATCTGTAGATAACTTTTCCTTTTGCGGCTTGTTCTCCAGGTCATCATTGAAAGGTCTTTCAATAACAATATCAGACATAGGATTTTCTCTAATGCAGCCACAAACTTTAGCGTGTTTCATAAGTTTGTTAAACATGGATCTCATAGCAACCAAAGTCTTGTAACTTCTCTTACCTTTTTTACCAGAGTTTTCTAATGCTGGAATAATGTAAGTCTTACAATGTTGAGCAGTTAGATCGCTAACTTTAAGATCTGCGACAGTAGCCATACCAATTTTGATTTCTAAAAAACTTTCAAAAACTTTTTTGTATGAATCAAAGTATTGCGGTAATGGCTTACCTTTTTTCATCCTGGTATATTCTTCCCAGTAAAAATGTCTGAGTGGATTATTGTTCTTAATCCTATCATCCCAATCAGCTCGCATCTCATCATCTGGAAATGGACCAAGTAAATCTTTGATTGTCCAGGTATCACTTTCTTCTAAATGTTTTTTATTTAAAGATAAAAATTTATCTAAAACTTTTTGAGCTTCTTGTTTTGTAGAATAAAAATATCTTTTACCGCCATGCGATTCCAGATTTAATTGCCATGATAAATTACCTTTATTTAATCTTTTTTGGTCTTGCCATATATATTTTTTTATACTCATTAAATTACCTCCTATATAAATTATATGGGAGCTTGTCTTTAAAAGTCAAGTGTATTGATTATTTAAGTGCTAAATATTCTCGTAGAGATTTAACACAAAAAAGCACTCAAAAAGCACTCAGCTAAATCATAACTAAAAAAACTCAACAAAATCAATAGGAAAAGTGGTGATCCCTACGAGATTCGAATGAGTAGATTGCTATGTCTAGCAATAACCAAGCTTCGCTAAAGCAAGCTCACATTAACTTTGTATAATATAAGGCAACTACAGTCAAGCTAAGTTACGTTAAGATACAGCACTCAAAAAACATTCAAGTGCTAAATATTCTCGTAGGGCAAGTTTTGGTGGGATTGTTTAAATGTGGGGAAACGTCATAATCGCGCATATATTAATGGCGATTTAAGAGTCATACAGAAGCGAAAACAATTCTAGGTTAAATCATACCTAAGCTTTTTTAGTTTTCTTCGCTGTCTTGGCTGCTCGCTTAAAATTGGCAGCTGTTGGCGCTCCTTTTGTTCCAGGTTTGCGCATCTTCTCTTTTGATCCAGCTGCTATTCTTTTTTTCTTTGCATGAATATTTGCATAAAGTCCAGGTCGTTTTGCCATCACACCATCCTCTTTTTTTTCTTCATTACTTTTTTAGCTGTTGATGAATTTCTTAATTTTTTAAAATCAGCTGCATCAATTTTCTTTTTATTGCCACCCATGCCAGCAATCTTTTTTTGTCCAGAAGAATATTTTTTACCAGGCATTATGTTTTCCTTTTCTTGTTTTTGTTTGCAAAGTTTTTAGCTGCGGCTACAGATCCAAATCCCCATTTTTTTAATGCCAAAGCTTTCCTGGTTGGTCTACCTTTAGAATCTTTCATAGGGCCTTTCATTCCAGCGAACCTTGCAGCAAAAGAAATTCGCCTTGGATTAGTACCTTTAGAAACTGGAGCTTTTACACCAAAGTGTTTTCTTCCAGCAGCATTTAATCCACCTTTAGGATTCTGATATTTTTTAAGAGTCATCTATTAATCCTTTTCGATAACCATTATGTCTGTCAAATGTGAGCAGCTCACCTCTAGGCTCATCTGCAATACTGCAATGCACCCAGCCAGTATTACCGCCAGTATAACATTCAAGTATGAGCTGATCGAACTCCAGGTTATCTTTTATAAAATTACATAAACCCATATTAGCAACACCAGGCACTTCAAAGTCTGCTGCTTGGCCTTTGCAATGTTGACTTTTCTTTGAGCTACCAATTTGAATAGACAGTTCTGTGCAACGATAACCAGAGCTAACGCTAAATGGTATTCCGTAATGATCTCTTACCGGCTGCAATATTTTTTCAGCAAGCATCTTCATGTAATGTATTTCATCAGCACCAGGATTATTGTTGATCCCTTGCCTTTCAGCAGTCTGGCTTTTGATTAATTCTTTTATTGAAAAGTTTTCTGATAACATCATTTTGGCTAAATCTCCTAGGTCTAATGATACCAAGGCAACTTGTTTCGTTGCTCCTGGTGCATCTGAGAGCCTTGTTTTTTGCTATTTTTTCTTAAACATCTTGGCAGCTTGTCCAGCTCCCTTAATTCCAAAGCTTGCGCTAATAGCTATGTAAAGTAGATGCTGGTAATAATTTGGTAATTCATTAAGAACAATAAATCCCTCTTTAACATATTCTCTCATCCCTGGTATAAACACCATGATTGCTGGAGCTAATAAAACAACCAGAGCAAATTCATCTTTCCAAGAATTATCACTTGCATCTGCCATAGATTTTTCCCAGGCAACTTTTCCAGATGCAACTTTCTCAGCTACGCTTGCTCTTGCTTTAGCTTCAGCTACTTTTGCTTGACCATCTGCTTTAACTTTTTCAACTTTAGAACTCATCCAGGATGAAGCTAAGTTTGCTATAGGACCTATCAACGCTGCGAACATTTACATTCCTTTCTTTTAAACTTGGAATCTATCCAAACTTTTCCATAATAAAGAATGAATAACCAAAAGGTAAAAAGAACACCCTCAATATAACTAAGTTCATTCCAAGCATCTAATATAGAACTATCCATCAATACACCTTTACTCTTTTTGGATTTACTTGTGGAACAAGCTTGCACATACAATCATATCTTTTAGATCCATCTTCAGTTTCTAAAACTTGCCCAGATAAATTTTGAGCATAATATGTACAATCGTTGACGTTTTTAAAATATATAGATCCAGAAGAAGCAGTACCTAAAAAGCAAGCCAAAACAAATGCTGTCATATCAAACCTTTTTTCTTGGCTATTAAAAATAAAGCTGCGACTGCACCTGACAATACAGCCGTAATTAATATAGCTAATATAACTTTCATTATAGTATCTTGTATATGTTGCTTCCGTTTGGCTGCTTTTATCCTAGCTTCTTTTCTAGCTTTCCTAGCATCAGCACAGTACTGAATGTAATCTGTGTATAAATTAGCTCTGCCATAAAGCTGCATGAACTCACGAATTTGGTCTTTCTTAACTCTGATCTGTTCCAATGCCATAAATTCTTCCAGGTCATTATCTGTCTTGCCAAGAAAGTTAGTCCATATGCTATTTTTTCTTTTGTTTAAATCTTGTTGTAGCTGATCTTCTGCACCAACAAATTTAGCTATTGCTGAACCAGCTGAACTTATATCACGACCATTTTCAATAGTTTGTTTAATGACTGCAAAAGCACTATTTGCAACCATGAGCATTTCAAGCATGACATAGTTAACCTATTTATTTAATGATTATAGAAACCAGGAGAAGAATAATTGTGCCAGCCGTAGCAATCATAATATGTTCGATACGTTTTATTCTAAGTATAGTCTCTTTCCACCTCTCAGCACACACTGCTTCATGTGTGTCTATCTGTGCCTTTACTTCAGACGCTTTGACCATTATGAAGATTGCCCTATTGCTATGTAATGAATAGTTCTACTTTGTATCCCACCAGTCCTTGCTCCATGAGTTATTATATTAGCACCACTAGCTGAAACTGACTGAAGTGGCGAACAAGTTGCTTCATGATTGCTAGATATAACAGAAGCAAAAACAGTTGGAGCAGAAGCAAACCCACTAAGAGATATTGCAGTTACATTGTAATACCTTGCACCAAGACCTTCGTTAGTACCAGCATCAGTTGAGCTTGAAGGAGTTGTTGCTGTGCCAGTTTGTATTCTTAAAGCACCTAATGTTGTTCCACCATTGTAAGTAAGTCCACCTATTGGAGAAGGCTGACCAGAAAAGTTTAGTTTTGTAAGTGGCATATTACCCTCCTATTTCAGTAATAGTTATGCTTGAGGCAGTAACACCTCCCATAGTTCTTGTTGTGTTATTATAACCATTAAGTGTGTAATTCCCTATAGAAGCTCCACCTCTTACTTTGAAAGTAGTTGCACTAGTTGTACCAGCAGTCATATAGTGATTAAAGGTAACAGTTACCATTCCAGTAGATTGAACTTGATAATGACCAACTGTTGCTAAAGCATTAGCTGTACTGTCTTGAAATAAAGCAGAAGTAATTTGTCTAGCACCATCATTAGCACCTCCACACATAACAACTTGAATTAACAATTTATTTGAAGCTGACTTAGGAGTAATAGATAAAGTCATAAATTCTGCACCTTCATTATTTTGAGGTATTGAATCATCATTTGGAATTGTTGAAGTTGCATTAGCTACTGCACCAGTTTGAAAGTGTCTAACTTGCAACACAGCATCAGTACCAAGTTTACTTCCTGCAATTCCTGCATCTGCATTTATATCTGCATTAACAATAGTACCATCTGCAATCTTAGCACTTGTCACAGCACCAGTACCAATCTTGTTAGC